GCCCGGCTGATTGTAACCGTCTTTGTGCCATACAGTTCATTGGCGATTCCACCAATTTTCCGGATGTGGCTGCCGATGTTCGTATGTACCTGACCAGCGTGATCCATCCTGCCGTCGATGAGCTCTGCGTCACCCGTGGTACTTCCCTCTTCCAAGGAAGCTAGGTTGTTTACCCGGGCGGACATCATGGCGTAACCGTGGAGAAGCTGCTGGTATTCATCGGGGGCAGGGGCAGGAACGCTCTCCTGCAGGCCCGGATTCTTGCAAACATTGATTGTCACGGAGAAGGTATGAGCCACCGCATTCGAGCTTGCCAGCATAACCGTGACATAAACCTGACCGGGATTGACACAGATCTGGGGCAGCAGCTGCACCGTCAGAACATTCTCTCTTTTGCTGTAAGCCAGGTTGCCATCCGGCATCAGGTCATAGCTGCCGCCAACCTTGTCGGATTCTCTGTGCCAGCGGATCATAGCAGAGAAGTCCTCTGGGATCTCCCAGGGCTCGCCGTTTGCCGTCAGCAGGAATTCCAGCTCCCGGCTGTATTGATCGTCCTGCATGACCTGGATGGGCGGCTGCAGCATCCGCCGGGTCAGATCCATGCAAATTTTGTGTGTAATAATCATAGTTCCTCCTCATCACCTTCCAATAAGGGTATATGTACCATCTCCATTGGGCTGCCAATCAAGCTCTTTAAAAGCACCGTTATTAATTTTCATACGCGGCTTTCCGTCTTCTTTACCGACTTCAATGGCAAATGGATGATTTTCAATACCCATTCCACCCAAGATCAGCCGCATAGCACCCAGTTCGCAAAATCCAAAGTATCTGCCCGTGTCATCAAAATCCGTCATTTGCATCTGTGTTTGGCCATCGATATTCAACAGCGAAAATGTAGTTAGTTTCTTGTGGAATAGTTTCAGACTAGAGCTATCAATCGCGAGTTGATCGTCTCTGTATATAGATGATAGCTTTTCTGCAATCAGGTTTTTAATGGTAACCAATGTTGCATCCAAGACTCCCGTCAGAATAGCCGAAGCCTTTATCGCCAAGCGGCCATCGTTAGTAAGATAAAGAGCTTCATCGACCCACTCTTTGGTAAGCCGCTTCAGCAGCTCCAACTGGTCGAGCTTCCCCGTTTGGTCGTCGGTATATTGTTTTGCTTTGGCTTCCGTGCGGCGGAGCTGATTCTGAAGAGAACCGGAAGGGCCTTCCGCTTCCTGCTGGCCATTGGCGGTGATTTGGGTAATCACGCCGCCGTCGTACTCGTGGGATATCTTCATGATCGGCACGGTCATCGTCTGTCCTGCAAGATCTGTCAGCGTAACGATGTCACCGGGATCCAGCAGCGGGTTACCATAGAAGGACAGCTCAGATATCGGAGTATAAGAAAAGTCCTTCAGCTGCTCCCACAGGTCATTCAGGATCGTATGGGTCATCCATATACTCTCCATGTAAATGCCCTGCTGGGCGGCGGTGTCGCCCAGGATCATGGTCAGATCCGAAGTACTGTTGTAGCACTTGATCCACTTCGCCTGGAAAGTGTACTCCGCCTTTTCCATGCCGCCGTCGTAGTACTCGTCCGGCGTCACATGGGTATCGCAGGCCGCATAGCGGCGGATGCGAAGAACGCCGTTTCGGTCTATGACAGCAAAGCCGCCATACAGTGCAGCAATGAAGCCGATGATTTGACGCTCTGTGAAGCCGTCAGGTGCCGCCACCAGGGGAATACTCTGCAGGTTAGATACATTCACAGCAACCCCTCTGCGGGTGCACAGTGCCTGCAGGAACGCCACAGAGTCCACTCCGTTTTCAGAGCCGAATGCAAAACCGTCCAGCGGTTCATACTCTCTTTCAAACTTTGCGTAAAGGGCATCGTATGCCTCAACAGTCAGCTGGTCATCATCCCCCAGAGGTTGGGTGGCATAGTACACGCCCATGGGGATCCACTCTACGGCCGAGCCCAGGTCAATACCCAGCTCCACCCGGAGCTGCCTGTCCTTGAAGGAGCAGTTCACCGCGTCTCTGTTCAGGCTCAGCACAACTGTAGATGAAGTTGTTCCGCCCAGTAAAAAGCCGTCTTCGCTGGCGGTAGTGCCGCCGCGGAAAATGATCTCTTTTACCGGATCGTCCTGGTGTTGGGGATTACTCTCGATGATTGTCCCATCGTCCAGCTTGATCCGAGCCAGATAGGGCTTCGTCGACATCGCCGCCACCAGGGCGGCAGAAGGTTTGTACATTTTTCTCACCTCTCAATTGCATCTACAGCGGCATCGGTACACTTCCAGGTGCCGCCGATCATGGCCCATTCCGTATAGGTCGGAGTACCAAAGTAGCACTCCATTTTCCATACGGAGCCGTCCGGACGCCGGATTTTCAAAACATGAAACGGCTTGGATGCGTCGCTGACCAGGGACTCAATCAGATCTTGTTCATCCTGTGTCAACGGGGGCCATTTGAGGGAATATGTCCGTTTGATACCTTTGATCGTTCCCTGCATCTTCAGCGATGCGGTACGTCCGGTGTTCTTGGACCATATTTTCTCGGATTTCTTGGTCATGCCACTGAGCTTTGCTGCCGGCACGGCAACATCATCAATGGTCATTTCAATGGGATAACGCTCCATCGGCCCACCTCCTTACACATGAATGGGGCACACGCCGTTCTCACGGGTGATCTGGTTGATATCTTTGATCGTATACTCCGTGATCTTTCGGTTGCCTAAGTAGATGGGGATGGTGACAGATGTTCTTGTGGTGGCACCACCGCCTGCCTTGGCGGCCAGTTTGGTGGCAACTACATCCATCCATTCTGTGTGCTTTTCCAACGGCACAACCGCCTCTGTGCCGTCCTCGCCAACTTCCAGCTTGGTTGGACTGCTTACGATCGTGCCGCGGGCGGCTTTGGGAGGAGTAATCCCATATACATCCTCCAAATAGTCTCTAGTCCTCTCTTTACTTTGCGTGGAAGTTGGCCCTCCGAACAAATCAGCTATCCCCTGTGATATACCGGATAGAATGCCTAAGGCTCCATCTTCCGCTAACCTCTGCCCTAAGTAGTTAGAAATTCTTGTAGCTATGTTATCTAGTGCTCCCCACAGTAGCTTAACGCTCGCAGTGAGGGCCTCTCCCAACAAAGAGTAAAGATTGCTTGCAAACCCTAACCAGTCGACATTTGCAATAAAATCTACTATGCAATTTCCAAGTTTTAGCCAGTCCGTCTCTTTGATCCATTCAGATATGCTCTTCAACGCAGACATCAGGCATTCGCTAATTGACTGAGCCACTTCTGCCCAATTCGTATTGAGCACAAAGGAAACAAGCATTTTCGGCAATGCCAGGATCGTCGCACCAATGGTCTCGCCGGCCTTATTCCAGTTGATTCGTTCAATCATCTGCGTGAACTTTCTACCTAATGTGGAACCGATTTCAGAAAAATCGACGCCAGTAACAAAGCTGCGGATTGTCCTCAGGGCATTGTTGATAAATGTGCCGACCTTTACACCTACATCGATATCATCCAGAGCCTTAAAGGCACTGTTGATACCGTCGGCCATGATCTTGCCCAGGCCATTCCAGTCACCGGCCTTAAATGCCTTTTTGATCTGCTGCAGCCAGCCGGTCAGCTTCTTTACCCAAGCCGGTTGGGTTGTAAGCTGAGGAGTACTGCTGGCAGGCTTGTCCTCCGAATCGTCCGATTCTTTAGTGATCTGATCAAAGCCATACAAGCTGTCGGAGGTTTCCTCCACAGCCTGATTGATGCTGTTAGTGGTTGATTTAATGTCCCCAAACAGCGATGTGAACACATGACTGATGCCATTAGAAAGCCTTGTCACCATCGGCATCAGCTTTTCCAGTGCACCGACAACAAGGTGAATGGCCGGAGCTAACGCCTCACCCAGCTGGGTCTTAAGTGCGGTAACAGAAGTATTCAGCTGTTCATTCTGAGTAATATATCCGGTGATGATAGACTTTACTTCGCCCAGCACGCTGGACACGACCCGCATCCCCAAGGATACAATGCCCATATTGCGGATCGATTGGACCATTTTGTTGAGACCGCCGTTTCCGGAAGCTGCACTTCTACCGATCTCCCGGAGTTTTGCCGGCAGAGAAGCTATCTTGTGTCCGACGGCAGAGCCGATCTTCTTCAAGCCGCCCCACAGCTTCTGAACACCGGTGCCGGCCGCATGCGCAGCGGTAGTGCCTATGCCAGGAAGGACTTGCTTTATGTAGGACTTGACGCCCATGGATTGGAGCGATCGTCCCGTTTCATCTGCGACCATCTTGGTGGTACGCAGTTCATTCTCTGCCGCTTGGATCTGCTGCTTCAGCTGCTCCAGGCCCTTGGTGGATGCATAGCCGATATTGGACTCACCGAGTTCATCCGCTATGCGGTTAAGATCTGCCAAACGAGCCTCCGCAAACTTGGACTTTTCTGCCAACTGAGACAACTCATTTTGGATTTTCGCAGTCTTATCTGCATTTCCTTTTTTAGGAGAGCTCTCGGCCGTCCGAAGATCCTGCTCCAGTTTCTTTCGCCGGGCTTCAATCTTGACCAGTGCCTGCTCCGCATACGCCACAGTCTCGTTAAACGGCTTGGACAGGTCAAGCCCTGCTGTGGCGTTTTTCACCGTTTCATAGGTATTTTTAAGGCCGTTGACTTTGTCCTCCAGTCGGCCGACATTTTGTGTGGCAACCTGATGGGCTTCCTTGGTGCGTGCCATCTGTGCCGTATACTGCTTGATAGATGGGACAGAAGCGGAGAACGCTTCCCGAATAGACTGTCTGGATCCCGCTGCGGCTTTCTTAATGCTCTTTTGGGCGTTGCTGCCGGCACTGCTGGCATCCTTAAACGCCTTTACTGAGCCACTCGCATCGCCGCCGATTCTGACAAATAGATTTTTTACTGCTCCCATTAACCTGCCTCCTCTCCTCCAAAAATTGCGTGCAATGCCTGGACATTTGCATACATCGCATCGTCCGACATTGTTCCCGGTTCCCCTTGCTCCACATCAAAACCCGGGAATGCATCGGCAAACCGTTTCATTTCTCCTCCTGTAAACAGATTTCCAATAGAATGCGTTAAGAGGACGGCGGCATTGTACAGTGCTACCGCCCTCTTTTTTGAACGATCATTCTCCCTCTGCATGTAGGCGTTCACCATTTCCAGGCCTTCACCCCAGGTCCACTCCCAGGATTCCAGCGGACTGACGCCCGCCACGTGCATTTTCTGCCGGAGGGTTTCTATGGTTAGAGGGTCGCCATATTCTCCGGAGGGTTTTCCGAGCCTTCGTCGCCCTCCTCAGAATCAGACAGATCTTCAAAGGAATCTTCTTCCTCGTACAGGCCGTCAATGCCCCGCTTCAGCTTGGAAACAATTCCACGATAGATCTTACGGCGGTCATTGTCGTCGATCAGGCCGGCATTGTGGGCAATGCCAAGCACCAACTCCGCAAAGAACGCCGTGCCGCTCTTTCCGTCGTCGACCAGCCGATCATAGAGCTTCTCGCCGGAGCGGATGGTGTTCTCATTGCCTTCCCAGCTCAGAGCCTCGGTCAGAAGGTTGTCCATATCCTGGGGGTCATCGATGGCACTCATGACGATCGCCATGATGCTGCTGTCCGGATTCTTTGCCAGCAGGTTCTTCTGACCGGCCAGCGTAAGCCGCAGCTTAAACTCTTCGCCGCCGGCTTTAACAATGTAGCTTCTACGCATGGGGCATTACCTCCTTACGCTTTTGCAGGTTCAGCAGTCGCGGCCAGGGTAGGCTTGCCGGACACTTTGATGGACGCAGAGAACTTGACCGCATCGTTAAGTGCGGCACTGGTAGCAAACTTGGTGATAACGCACTTGCCGGACCAGGCCTTACCGATCTTCTGCGGGAATGCGATGGAAAAATCATGCAGACCACCGGCGTTCAGTGCCTCCAGCATCTTTGCCTGGCCCTGGTCCTCGCCGTCCAGAAAGCCCTCAATGGGCACTTCACCGGGATCCTTGATACCTTCTTCGAATTCCTTGTAACCGTCCTTGTTGTCCAGGGCAGTTACATCGATGGTTTCAGCGGAGATTTCCACACCGCCGATGCTGGTCAGGCCGCCGACAGCGGTATCGCCCAGCTTAAACACGGTGCCAGAAGATTTAGATTTAGACATAATTACATATCCTCCTTAATTTGGTACTGAATTGTAACTTTGTACGCCCTGCGGAACAGCTGCACTCGACCCTCGTAGATATCTTTGGACGCCAAGGCAACCGCCACATCCTCGATAAACAAAGATCCCTCTGCATGCTGCCGCAGGGCTTTCATGGTGTTTTTGATCTGCTCAGCGAGCAGACGCATTTTCTCATAGGTGTTATGCATCGCATGGACAATGTAGACGGCTGTTTCTAAACCTGTCAGCCCGTCCATGGCTGATTCTTCGGATTCCTCCTGCTGCTCAAACACAGCAAGTGGACCGTCGCTTTTGTGGATATCCTGGATCGGACACACCCGGTCGAACAGTCCGTCTACAGCACGCAGTGCCGCCACCAGCGTATTTTCAAGAAGCAGTCCGTTTTTCATATTAGCCTCCATACTTCTTTGCAATTTCGTCTAGCAGATTCTTTGCAATGGCATTCTTCGCAGCTTCACTGGCCGCCTCAGCACCGGTACGCATATAGCGCTTTCCCGGAACTTTGTCCATCGTCGCCTGGCTGCCATCGCCACGGACATAGGTCATTCCGCCACCGGGACGCCTAGTGAAGTATCCGAACTCCTGCGAGGCCGGATAATAGGCATTGGCTGACTTGCTGCGTATCGGGTTCTTTATGGGCTTCTGGAAAATGTGGTTCTTTTCCCGGGCAGGTGTGACCTGGAATACAGCCTTACTCTTGACTCGGCTTTTTTCCTTCACCAGGATCAGCCCGGCCCTCAGATCGCCAGTATCCTCGGGGGCAGCTGCCCGGATAGCCTTCTGTACAATTTGAGCACCCTTTTTCACCGCCCGCGTCAGCTGCGGCCCCTGCAGGTTTTGAGCAATACCGTTACATGCACGGATAAACTCTTCAAAGCCCACTACTTCCTTCATTGCACAAGCTCCTCACACATGATGGTCAAGCCCTCGTTTCTCTCATCCCAGTTGAGCACGGAGATAATACGGAAAATCCTGTCCTTGAACTTGATACGTAGCCGAGGCGTGATGCCGGGACGGTAACGGCAGTAGATCTTGTGGCTGACCGAGGTCTCCCGCACCTGGGAGAAATACTCCTTGCCGGATACCGGGCTAATCTGCGCCCAAACAGTGCAGACATCAAACCAGTCATCCTTATATCCGGAAAGGAAATCCTTCTCCTCCGTGGGCCGCTGAAAGGTGATGCGATGGCGCATTTTTCCGACATTCATACCGCATTAGGCCTCCCATGCTTTACGAACTTGAGCTCGTTGATCATGTCCTGAATACCCTGGGGAATTTTCTCCCCAGGGTGATCCAGTTCGTGAAGTGTCATGGCCATCACAGTCAGGCAGAAGTCGCCGTGGGTAGCCGGCGTATCTATGGCGCCTTTTCTCTCCAGGCGCTTTTCCATTTGCTCTGACAGCTTTACTGCAGCATCGATGAGTGTATCTTCATCCAGCCGGCAGTATGCTGCCAGTTCTTCTCTACTGACTACAGCCATAGGAATTATTCCAGAGTGGCGATAGACATACCCTTGTCAACAGTCAGGTTACCGGACAAGAGGACATCACCCAGAACGGTGATCAGACGCTCAGCAGCCTTGTAGGAGGCATCAGTGCCCACCACATAGTCACCGAACAGGGTCAGCATGTAGTTGAAGGGATCGCCGTAGGCCAGCTTCTTTTCGCTGACTGCGGAGCAGATGGTATACGGAACGATCAGGCCACCACGCTTGATAGTGCCGGTATTACCACCAGAAGCAGGATCGAAGGAGATTTCGTACAGGGGAGTCTTTTCATTGTCGCCCTTCAGCTTGCCGAAGGCTTCCAGATTAGACTTAGTCAGCAGCAGACGTGCAAAGCCACCGGTCATTTCGTCGCCACCGTAACCGAACACCAGCTTAGCCAGAGTGTCTTCGTCGATCGCAGCCACGCCATCAACGGCGGCAAAAATATTGGCACCGTCAGTGTTCTTGGCGTTCAGAATGCCGTGCATCTTGGGAGATGCAGTGCCGTCGCCATTGATCATCAGTGCGACAGCCTTGCGCTGCAGAGAACGCAGGGCCATCTGCTGGACCTTGGCTGCATAGGCGGCAGGGCTCAGCTCCGCGGCAGACTTAGGTACATAACTGGTGACATTGGCTTCGTAGGCGGTCATGCCCGCCTTGGCAAACACAGGATCGGTGGGATTGCGGAGAGTGCCAGCCAGGGCGAAGGGATCACCGGCAACAGCAGCGGGATCAGATACCACATAGGGCTCTTCCCAACTGTTCAGGCCCTTCAGATTCACAGTGTTGACCTGATTGATCAGGCCGGAAACCTGACCGGCAAAACCGTCATGGATTTCAGCACCGGCACCGCCAGGGGTAACCATGGTATTCAAACCGATGCCCTCGTTCCGGCGCAGGCTTGCAGCCACATCGACGATGTCGATTCTGACGCGCTCGCCGGCGAGCATGGCCTTACCCATCTCGGTCTGATCCTTGCGATTGGAGCCAAACTTGGGTGCGTGGGTCTGTGCATAGCGGTCAGCCTCCTG